GGCGATCCGGCCTGCCCCGGCGCCGGGTCGCAGGCGACGCGCCCGCGCCATGGATAGGCCGGCTGCGGGGCTGACCCTGTCCACGGATCGCGCAACGCATTGCCTGCCGGAATGTCCATCATCAGGAAGGGATAGAGCGTGACCTTGAGGCCGCGGCGCTTGAGCTCGACAATCAGATCACTGACGCTTTCATCGGACGGGGTGCCGCCGAAGGCCGGACGACCGCCTGCACTGGAGACAAGGTGCGCGCTCGCGCGGTCCAGGCCCGCCACCGACCACATTGCTCCGTATGTCTGCTTCTGGCGGTTGTCGACTCCGGGCATCACCCGGCATTGTCCGCAACGAAGATCGGTGCCAAACCATGCCACAACGATCGCAACGCGCTCGAGGCTCGGAGCAACAGACTGCAATTCATCGAGTGCGGCAATGACGTCCGATGGTGCATACGTGATGTGACGGTTCTCCGGGGCGGATTGGCCGGGGCCGAGCGTTTGCACCACGGTTCGCGGCTCATAGCCAAACTCGGTCGAGCCTGGGATGAGCGTCACCGCCCGTGCCATCTGTTCAAGCCGGCCTATCGGGCGCACGATTTCGAACGTCATTTGCGGGATGCGATTTCCGAAATTCATGAGCGGCAGCCGTTCGAACACGACATAGGCGAGGCCTCGGTAGGCCGGCGCGTCGCCTTCCTTGGCGACGATCAACGAGTCCGGTGTTTGCACTTCGTCGCCGGCGTATGTGCGTATGGTAAGGCCGGACAGGTCGAGCGGCTTGCCATCCGCCCAAACCCGCAGCACGGCGCCGATCGGGCCCTCGCACAGCCCCACGGCAAGGTTGGCAAAGTACGAATAGGTTGTCGTATTGGTCGTGACGGACGGTCCGCCGCCCATTCCTTTGCCGCCGCTGCTTCCCGTGGTCTGCGATGTTGTGCTCACCACCTCTTCGAGGTTTGTCGCCCAGATGACCTGCCCAGCAAGCCGCACGCGTCCGTAAACGCGCGGGATGGGCGCACCTTCTGTCGAAGCCATCACCTCAAGATCGGCAAGGCGCGGACCTTCCTGTGAGATTTCGCGTCGACTCGCGAACAGCGCACGATCGATTGCATTGCCGGCAAGCGCGCCGACCAGGCGCCCCGCGATTGCGCCCGCCGGTCCAAAAACTGCTTTGCCGGCTGCAGCCCCAGCAGCCGAAAGAACCAGTGCGGCCATCAGTCAGTAACTCCAGGAAATTTGAATGCATAGGCGAGCCGTCTGCGCCACCACGGCGCAATGACAATTTCAGCGACGACAGCCCCATCATGTGCGTGCACCATCAGGTCATGCTCTGTGACGATGGCCGCGTGCTTTGCAGGCAGATTTGCGCGCCAACGGAACAGCAGCACGTCGCCGGGTGCAAAGTTGGTGCATGCGATGGGATCGAGATGACGGGCTGCCCCCTCAGCCAATGTCTCCCTGCCGGTCGCTTCAGCCCAATCAGGTGCATATGGTGGTGTGCGCTCGGGCTCTTCGCCCATGACAGCACGCCATACGCCACGTATGAGTCCGAGGCAGTCGCAGCCGATGCCGAGGATAGAGGCCTGGTGCCGATAGGGCGTGCCGATCCAGCGCCGCGTTTCCGCGACGATATCTTCCCGAAAAACTGTCATGGTTCAGCTCAGGCGACTCTTGCCGTCGTTGCCCGGCTGGCCTTGAACGGGATAGCTGATGACGAAGTCATTGCCGGGAATATGCGGAAAGCCGCGGAAGTTGATCGTGTTGTTGAAGCGCTCGCGGCAGGTCTGAAAGCGCTTGTCGCAACCGACGGTGGCGGTGAAAGCGTCACCTACCGCGATCGGTTCGGGCATGGCCTGCCAAAGCTGGAATGTGCCGACACCGTTGTTGCGATGAGCCTTCACCTCGACGCCCAAGCCGGTATTTGCGCCGCTCGTAAACGTGAGCTTCCCGGCGGTGAACCAGCCGTCATCGAAATCATCGAATCCGCTTGCAACAAAAGCTGATGTTGCGCTGATTATGGTAACAGCCCCGCTGCCGTGAAAACCGGCAGCCGTAAGATCAAGTTTGCAGCGCGCATCGCCCAGATCGGCCGAGCAGGTCACGGTATAGAGCCGCCCGCTATCCTGTGACAGTCGTTCGCTCAATCCGCGAATTTCGGCCGTGAAAGCTGCTCCCTCGCGGCCGATCTCGCCGAGGGTCCCCTTCGCCAGCAGCGTACGCAAATTGGGCTCTGACCAATCCACCAGCCACAGCTCGACAACCGCGCCGTCGTAGCGGCCGGCGGCGAGATCCGCTTCGTTGAGCGTATCGTGGGCAAGCGCGCCGGAAATCTCGGAACTGCCGACAGCGAGGCCAAGCTTTTGTGCCGCTTCCGTGCCCGAAAGGCCGCTGTCTGCCCGGCAGGTGACATCACCGAGCACAAGATCCCCATCATGATCGGTGAAGCCCTGGGTTACGCCATCGGAGCGCGCAATGATCCAGCAACGACAGAGACTTGTGACACCAGAATCGAGCTTTGCTTGAAGCGCGGAAGGGATTGCTCTCATTGCGTTTTCTTCATCCTCCAGTTGAAGTTGAAGGCGATCAAACTAGAGCGGTTGACGTTCGGACATCTCAACGTCATGGCCGGGCCTGTCAGCGCGGGCATGACGATTTAGCAGTTTTCACCAACCTGTCAGACCGTGATTTCGACGACGGGAATTTTTGGGATCGCGCCGGCTGCGAAAGTAGAGAGATCCATCTCCAGGTAATCGGTGTCGAAACGAACCGGCACATCAAACAGGAAACCGGCAGTAATCGCGGCGCCGACGGCGGGGATGTGGCCGGTGCCGAAAGTGATCACGCCCGTGGTTGTATCGAGTGTGAAATCGGTCCCCTCATCCAGCTCATCCTCCGCGACCGCAATGCGGACGCTGTCCGAAACAGGCTTGGCAATCGGCCGCCGATACGGGGAATAAAGCGTGCCGTAGCTCTTGCTAAGCTGGAACGTACCGGTAATGCCGTCTCCGATACCGATGAGCTGGTCGGTCGGGAAAATCGCATGGCCGGGGGCGGAAGAGGAATGATCAAGTCTGTCACGCCAGCGGAAGCCGTGAAGGCGCCCTCGCCGCTCCTCGAAAAAAGCAAGCACCTGTGACAGCGCGGCAAAGCTTTTTATGCCATAGCCCGCATCGTAACGACGGCGCGAGTGCGCCCAACGGGCATTGCGTTCTTCGGCGCCCGATCCAAGCAGAACCACATCGGTGCGCCGTTGCGGTCCGCCGGCGCTTGCCAATGCAATATCGAGGGGAAACAAGACTTCGTGGAAGGCTGCCATCAATCAAAATCCCCGCTGACCGCGCGCAACCGCGCGGGCAATTTGACCCGTGATGTAGGCTTCAGAGCGCTGGAAGCTTTGTGCGTCGACAGCAGCAATGTGAACCGTGACACTCGGGGGCTGCCCCGCGCCACTCATGGCCACGCCAAGCCGTCCATCGGGGCCACGCCTCAGTGGGACGATTGCTTCGGGCCCTGCTTCGCCGGCGAGACCGAGACTGCCCGGCGCGAGCGGGAAATAGCTGGGCGCACCGATCACTCCGCCGGCAGCGAAGGGAATGGCCTGCCTGGATGGATCGGTGCCGTCAAACAGACCGTCGGACAGGCTGGCCGGGCTCCCGACCGAGCCCTTGGCGGCTGGATTTAACGCCTGCGTCACGGCCATATTGGATAGCCGTAACGCGAGCTGTTTGAGCAAATCATCGAACTGTTTACCGCCTGCCGTGGCATCCGCAAAAGCCTTGCGCATCGTCCCGGCGAACGCCGTCGTACTGGCGCCAAGCATGTTGGTGCTGTTGCGAACCTTGTCGACCGTCTCGGGAAGAAATCCAGGCAAGCTCGTTTCGGTCTGGTCGAAGTCATCAGTCATCAGGATATTTTTCCATCAGATTGGCTAGTCTGCTTCGGGAGAACGGCGCGCCGGTGCCGGTTACTGCTTCGATGGCACAGGCAAGTTCGCGGGGCGTCATGCGCCAGAACTCGTCCGGCGAAAGGCGCAAGACACCGAGACCAAAGGCGATCGCCTGCTTCCAGGGAAAAGGCGTCATCTCTCGGCCTCGCCGAATGTCGCCGCAATCAACTCGGTTGCGATACGAAGATAACCGTGCGCGCCACCGTCGACGCTCATGACGGCGACGTCCTCGTCGCTTACCGTCTCGCCTGATCCACGCAAGCCGGCTCCGATGATGCGTATGAGGTCACGTGCCTTCA